GGCTACGGTGCTTAAGGTAATTAGCCATATAATTAATTAACTACTTTTTTACAAACTTTCATTACTGCTATACTACCTTATATATTAATATATATTAAAAAAGTAGTAGTAGTTGTTAATTCTTAAAAGGGTTTAGCGTCTGGGTTTATAGGTGCTAACGCCTTGACCATACGCACGTTATCTGCACCAGTGTAAACCATTAGTTTAAGTCCTAACTGATTAACTATACTTCGGACCTTATTACGTGCAAAGGGTCGGTTACCCGTTTCCAAGCAGTAACTCGTATAACTACGGTAGAACTCGCTAAAAGAAATGGTCTGCCCTTCGTACATGCTTACGCTTTCGTCGTAGAAGCTCTGCATGCTATTTACTGCCCGTCGGTATTCCTGCAATTCGGCCACGTTAGACGGTACGCTAGTGAATGCCCTATTCTTATGCAGTCGGTTTAGCCCGGTAATCGCCCACTGGATTATGCCTGGCATCTCGTCTAACAGCTCTTTGGTTAGGTTCCAATTCTCACGCCCTACGAAGCTATTGTTTAGGCTTATTACCATTAATCGCCTAAATACGCCGTTACTCACGTCGTCCACCATTGGCAGGCCATTGGTCGCAAAAGCAAACTTCGCGTAAGGTTTAAAGTCAAACGGCTTTTTATATTTCGGGTTGGCCGTCAGCGTTTCCATGGCCACAGCTTTTTTAAAGCCCGTAGTACCCGTGTTGTCTTTATAGCTTATTTCCGTGGCTATGTTCACCCAGCTGCCCGCTAGGCGCTCCAGGTTGCGCTGCTCGTTAAGCTCGTGCCACTCCAGGCGCGTATGATTAGGCACCATGGCAGCCAACACGTCCAGTATAACGCTTTTGCCATTGCCACCGTCGCCGTACAGCACTATCGCCTTGTGCAGGTTTAGCGAACGGTCCAAACAGTAGCCAAACCATTCCTGGATTAGCATAGCCTTTTCGTTGGCGTCGTCGTCCCCTTTAAATACCTCGTCTATGAATTGCAGCCATTTGACTGGCAAGGCTAGCGGGTCGTAATCGTGGGGCAAGGCGTCGGTAATGCGCTCGCGTATCTTGTACTTCGGGTCGTAATGGTACGCACCGTCTACCCAGTAACCGTCCTTGAATGGTACCATTTCGCTGGCTTCACCACTATGGTGCAGCTTCGTGGAAAGGTAATTTATAATATACTCAAACTTGGCTTGGCTCCCCTTGCTTTTAAGCAGCTCAAAACACAGTATTTGAAGCTCTGCCTGGGTTATTTCTTTGTACTCGTTACCATCGGGGACAAAAAAACGGCCATTTGTGTAAAAGCCGTCTTTCATTTGTTCCTCAATCCACAGCGCCGCCATGTATGGGTCGGTTATTCCGTCTATCGCCTCCATTTGTTAAAATTTGTTTGCCACATTGTGTAATTAAATTCCTCACCCAGCTCCCACAACAGCTTTTCACGTTCCAGGTGCTTGGCCCAATAAAACGTGTTCGCGTGGTGCTTGCTTCGCGTAATGTACAAAGCTAGGCGTTCTAGTAGCTCCGCCTGCCGTTCCAGTTCGGCCATTTGGGCCTCTACTTCTTCTAGCTCCTTGCGCAAGTTGCGCATGTCAAAGCCCTTCTGCTCGCTACGCTCTATAAAAGCCCGAAACCTTCTCATACTTTATAAATTTTAGGGTTTCCGGCATTTCGGCCACGAACCGGTCTATTTCGTCCGGGTGGTTAAACTTAAGGTGTAAGCGGTGTATGCGCTCCGTTTCTACGTGCTTTATAAACACGTGTACGTCTAAATTGTGTCCAGGCATGCTAAAGGATTTTTTCACGTTTAAGCATCCAGGCTATTTCTTCTGCGTCTTCAATGGTCATTACTACCAGCGTACCCTTTCGGTTACGTTTCCAAAGCAGTACGTTATACATACCGTCCGTTTCCGGCATTTTTTCCAGCACTGCGTGCGGGTCTAGGCCACGCTCCACGTGCTTAAGCTGAAACTGGAATGGGTAGGTTTCTACCAGGTCTACCCCCTGCCCGTCCAGCCACTTGTTTACCTCGCGGCTAGTACGGACGTTCGGGAATATCTGGCGTAACCGACGAGCCACCAGCTGCTCAAAGCGGTTACCTTTTTGTTTTACGTTCATTGGTCAAATGGGTCTAGTTCTTGTGCGTACTCGTGGCATAGTCGCCATACCAATTGGTACAGCTCGTCGGGCAGCTTTACGGCGCGGTTTTCAATTAAGAACGTAACGCGTCGCACCACCATGCGGCAGCCATCCTCGTCGCACTCGCGCTCAAACTCCACCTGAAGCTCATCTTCTAGGTTTAGGTCCCCTAGGTTCCAGTGTTCTACCATTACCGTTTTTTGTTTTTACCCTCCCACCAATGTAGCCAGGTCTTAATTTTCAAAAGCTGCTTTTGCTGTCCCCAAAGCTCGCCAGCTTCTGCCGGCGTGGCTTCGGTCATCTTATGCCGGATAAGCTCCAGCTGGCCCTCAATGAAAACCTCCAGTTCTTGGGCCATAGGTGTGCTAAAATTGCTCATGTGCCTGGGTAAGTTCGTCGTACAAATATTTCGCAATTGTGTAAACCTCCTGGAGGTTTTTAGTCGGGTCCGCGTTGATGCGGTCCATAGCCATTTTAAAAGCTACCTGGATAAGGATAGAACGGTCCTTGCCTCCCGCAGGCTGCGCGGGAGCTTGTGGGCGGCTGTATTGCTGCGCTCCGCCCGCCTGGAAATTGCTCACGATCTTTGCTAACGGCGTTTGGTTTTTGTCCGTCTTGCCGGTCAGCTCGTAATTAATTTCCTGGCCGCTACGAAAAGCGTCCGGCTTTTTAGCGTTCACCTTAATGTGGTCGCCATTGGCCAGGTGCAGTTCGTAGGAGTACATGAGGCCGTAGGCACTTTCCCAGGTGCCGTCGCCGGCGGCGTGTTGAATGGTTGAGGTTTTCATAATTTAAAATTTAAAAAGTAAACGGGCCACAATAATAGCAGCCATTAAAAATGTGGACGTTACCGCCACAAAGCCCGCGACGGGTAAGCCTACGCGGTCAATCCAGTTTAGAAATTTATTTGCCATAGTTTGTTAGTGTTGATTAACACGACAATGCTACGGCAAAAAATCCTAACGCGATGTATTGTTTTCGGTCAATATTTGCGGAAAAACGTCCAAAACGCGTCCTTTCGTACCCGTTGCATGGCGTAGGTAGAACTCCACGGTAATGCAACCTAGCGGTTTAGCGGGCGCTCCGCGCTCTACGTGCCACCCGAAAGCCCCGTCGGTGTATTCGTCTTTGTAAGTACCCGTACGCACGTGCAGCACGTCCTTAATGATCGGGTACCGGCGGTGGTCCAGGCTTGCCTTACTTTGGTACATGGCGTAGAGCTCGTGTACGTGGCCCATCCATATGCAGTCGGCCCCGTCAACGTCGGCCATTTTGCGCTGGTTCTGAATTACGCCACGTGTAACTGGCCCGCCTCCACCGCTGCCGTGGAAATAGTGTATTTTGTAGGACTTGTCAACGCTGCTAGAACGAAACTGTAACGTAAGCCATCCACCGTAACCTCCGATTGTAATTGGTATGTTCGGCTTGTGGGTGTAGTTATATAGGTCAGCGAACCGCTGGAGAGGGTCCGTTTCCACGTTTTTAATGATGGCGGTTTCGTGGTTTCCATAGCCAATAAAAATTAGGGTATCCGCATAATCGCCAAACCAGTTTACCGCGTCCTCAATTACCGCGTCCAGGTAGTTAACCTTGTTATGCTCCGGGCGTATATCCTTTTTACTGCGCCGTGGGTCGTATTTACCCTGCATTAAACAAAAAAAGTCGCCGTTAATAGCGACCTTTGCGCCCTCCTCTTTGGCAAGGGTTAGGTGTTTCTTTAGTGCTACGCGGTCGCAGTGGGGGTTGTCCCAGTGTATATCCGATAGCATGTAAAGTTTAAAGCGTTTGCCACCCACGTCTATGGTGTGGCTGTTGCGGTGGTGTTGAACAATCATTTTTTTAGGATTACCGCCAGTAAAGCTAACCCTAAAATGCTAATAATGAACATAGCGGCGCGCTCCGTCTTTTTGTTTACGCCTTTGTCCACCTCTTTAATGGTCCTTTCGTACATCCGGACGGTATCGCCCTTGCACGTTCCCTTTACGTAAATGCGGTCCCCCGGCAGGCGTACAACCTCTACCTGCACCCGGTCGTTAACCAGCGTTACGCTATCGCGCAGGGTAATGGTATCGTGTACCGTCTGCGTTTCGCGTATGGTTACCGTTTCGGTTATTTTAGGGCTGCAAGCGGCTATAAGTAACGCGCTTGCCCACGTTACGGGCGCGGAGTATTTCACGTTTAAGGTCTTTGGGGTTGTAGCTGACGTGGACCCACTGGGGCTGTTTGTCGTTACCGAACTCGTAAATGAGCTGGCTAAACATGGCGTTAGCCTTCAGCCAGTCGTATATTTTCCGGTGGTCGCCGTCCGGGCTTTGCAGGTCCGCGGCGTAGCCGTAAAGGTGGTCGCTGTTGCGTGCGCCGTTGGCTGCTTCGTTCACCAGCTTGGACCGGTAGCCGCTGGTTACATTAACTGGCCCCACCGCATCGCGTAGGGGTTGTAGCACCTTTTCGCACAGCGTTCGTAGGTTTTCCACCACTTGCGGGCTTGGCGTGTTGTCCAGGTCAAAACGCGTCTTTGTAAGTTCTGCCAGCGTGAAGTTGGCGGTTAGTCCTTGGCCCATAAAAATCCGATTATTGCAGGCAAAGCTACGCTAGCTTCTTGTAGAGTCGCTTTGCCGAACCAAACTAAAATAAAAGCAGTCATAAAAATTATGCCTGCGATTATGGTAGTTTTAGGATTTTGGGTTATTCTTTTTAACATCTTTGCGCCACTGGTAAATGGTGTAACCGATTGTAAGGCAGAACGAAAGAACGCCTACGATCGGCATAATCTGCGCAGCTAGCGCGCTTATTCCGTTCAGCACCCAGGCACCGGCTATGTGGTCGTTACTCATCGCCCCACTGCATACCGGCGAACTGGTGCGCTTCCTTACCAGGTGCCACGTTAACGGTGTGCGTAGCCCATCCAGTTAGGGGCTTGTCAGCCCAAAGAATGTCCACGGAAATTTTATCGCTTTGGCTGGTGCATACGGGCTTACCCTCTTCGTCGGTGCCCCAGGCCTTGCACAGCTTGCCCAGCTCCACGACGGCCACTACCTTCTCGGCGTCCCACACCACTGACGGGCCTTCGGGGCCTTCGTGGGTGGCTTCAATTTTCTTTTTCAGTTCCGCCCACTTGGCGTCCGTGAATTCGTACTTTTTCCAAATCATAGCGCGGTAAGTTCTTTACATTGTGCTTCGGTCAATGCGGTTTTAAAGTCCAAAATCTGCTTGTAAGTGAAGCCGGTGTAAACGTTCCCGCTTTCGGACCCAAGGTAAATAGCGCTCAAGCTTACCGGAATAGCTCCGCTGGTATCGGTCCCGATAAGTTGCCCGTTTTCGTACAGCTTAAATTCGTTGGCTTTAAACGTAATCGCTATTTTACGGTTTGTGCCCACCGCTTTGGAGCTGCCGACAATCACCGCCTGGGTTGATCCCCCGGATGAAACGACACACAAGGGAGCGCCTACCGAACTTATTTCAATTTGTACGCGGTTGTTGTTGGTGCCGTCTGAAAGTTGGAACGGTACGCACGTTACCGGGCTGTTCTGAAATCCTTCCACGAACATGGTGCCCTCGGTGCCGCCTACCAATGAAGAAACCCCGGTTTTTGACGCGGTATCCGCCAAACGCGTTACCGCTGCGGTGGTGGTCTGGATTAGGCTCGTTGGGTAAGCGCCGGCTTCTACCTGCCAGCCATAAAACCACGAGTACGAACCGTCCGCGGTATAGTTTCCGTTGTTGGTGTTGTCGCGGAAAATAATGTAGTTTACCATATTTGCGTTTCCAGCCGTAAACGTGGCGTATGCTCGGTACCATCCGTTCCCGTAAGGAACCACGCCACCAGCTTCAACACTACCGCCAAGCGTGAAAGCGTTGGTTTCCATATTGATGGTTATCTCGCTTCCTGCGGTATTGTTATCGTAAAAACCGATATTCTTATGAGTTCCGTACTTGTAGAAAACAGAGATGGTGTACTTCTGACCAGCCGTTACGCTGATACTGTTTCCGACTGTGTGGTATCCGCTACCGCTTGGCGTAATCTTGTCCGCGTTTGTAGTTCCGTCCGGGCTGGTCGTATTGTCTACGTCTACCGTTACGTTACTGGGGCTTAAATTGCTAAAATCTGAACTATGGGTTCGCAAATTTACCCGCTGGGGTTCCAGCTGTAATTTCGGGCAAGTTGAACCAAGGTAATCCAAACGGGGTACATTACTGCTCACGGTTTCAATGAGTCCGGCGCTGTTTACGCGGGTGGCCGTGCTGGCGCGGCTAAATGTTAGCTGGCCGTCGGTCGTTAACGGCTTTTGGGCGTAAACTTTGCTAGCTTTGTAGCCCGACGGGACTACCACCAGGCTGGCTAAATCGTAAAAGGGCGTACTCATAATAGGTTCGCAATGGCGTTAATTGTACACTCGCGCGCTTCCGCTGTTCCGCTGTCTGCCAGTACGTAGGCTTCGTAGCTGTCCCAAATCGGGGCGGCGTAGTTTCCACCAGTAAAGATAGTTATAAAATGTGCCGTGTTCATAGGGTACAAGTGTTAAGCTCCACTACTCCCCCGTCGGCGTAAACGTAGGCGTAATAGGCTAGGTTGGGGGGTAGGTAAAAAGTTTGCTGCATTACGCTTCCAGTTCAAAGGTTGGACGCTTTACCAATAAGTCGTTTGGCACCAGCTCGTAGCTGAAAAACTGCGCGTACGTGGCGCGGCAGCTGTCCCAGGTGTAGGTAAACGAAATCGGAATATAGTAACTGGTACCCCAGTACCCGAAGTGCGTAAACCGTGCCGTGCCGTGCATATCCAGCTCGTAATATTCCTGCGGCTGGCCGCGCTGCATATTTAGGCGCTGGGCCGTAATCTGCAAAAGCGCGTTAAAGGTGCTTACGGCCTGCCCGCCGTCAAAGCGGTACTCTATCCAGTCATCAATATTATTACCAGCCGGGTATAGCAGCGCTTGGGTGCTTGGCGTGCCTGCCGGAATATCCCCCAGGCGCGTGCGGAACGAAAGCTTTTGCCCCAAAATACGCGCGCTGTTGTCTGCGCGGTAGGTCGTTTCGTTTTGGCCGGTACCTTCTAGGCGAATATCGTACTTCATGGTCGGGACGCTCAAGCCAAGGCCGTCGCCAAAGGTTTGTACAACCTCTAGGTAAATCCATACCTGGTCCCTGCCAAGGGAAATTGTTTAGGTTGTGTTCTATTGTTACAATACCAGGCAATCCGCCAGCGTTTATAGTTCCGCTTTCGGTAAAAGTCATGTACAAGTTTGTGCCCCAGGTGGTGGCGTCGGTGCTTTGCGTACCGTAGACCAGCCACAGCCGAAATTCAATATCGTAACGGCTGTTGTAGTCGCCAGGGTAACTGGCAACCGTCCGCATCGTGGTGTTATAAAAGTCAAAATGCGTCGTTCCGTCCCCGACGTATGACCCAAGGGGTATGCCTTGCTTTGTGGTATAAACCGGGTTTGATGTGGTGCCAGTAATTACCGTGTGCTGAACGCGCCGGAGCGTGTCCTGGTACGCGAACTGTGTGCTGCCAAACTCGTGTACAATGTCCAGCTGTTTAACGGCCGGTAAATACATTTTAGTGCCACCTGCGATGACTTGACGGGTCTGGGTAGTGCTGAACGCACGGCGTGCCAAAAAAGTGCCGGAAATCGTATAAAACGAGTACGTGCTGTCGTTTACCCTGGTAAGGTCTTGGAATACGATAAACCCGCGGTCCTGGTACATACGCAAACCGAAGCATACGCAAAAGTCCGTGAGGATTTCGCGGTAGGTCCGGTAGTTTTTATTCTCGTCGTAATAAACGAGCGCGTGCCGCGAAAGGGTGTTGTACAATCCGTCGTATTGGTAAGGGAATGTTTCACCGGCCTGGCGCGTGGTATCGCTCACGGCTATACCGTCAAAAATGCGGTGCAGTCCCAGGCGGTTGAAGATATCCCCAATCTGCACAATTAGGCGTTTGTCGCCCGCGTACGTGTACATGGACGAGTCAAGGTCTAGCTTGTAAAAGCTGTCTGCCGCGACAATGGTCATAAACCTGGCACCGTTGATTACTTCAATGGTGCAGGCGCTTGGGGTAATAGCCCCCGCCCACTCTTTGGACAAGCCCTGCCAAAGTTCCAGGTAAAAAATGCCGTCGGCGTCTTTGGCTACCTGCTCCAGGGCGGGCGCAAACGGGAACGTGGTAAGCACGGCGTTAACCGTCATTCGGCTGGGTACTATGCCCGGTTCGTATGCGTCCTGCGCGTCGTACGTAACCTCCCAGCTAGCCGTTTCAAACTCAAACGGGTTGTAACTGATTTGGTCCGTGTCGGCAAAGATTTTAACCGTGTAGCCTTTGGAATCCGACCACGCAAAACGCTGCTTTGCCATTAGTTAGTAGCCCTTAAAAAGTCGTTAGCTCGTTTGTTGACCAGCTGCAAGTTAAGGCCGTTTACGTTGCCCACAAGTTCAATAATGCCGCCCTCGCCAAAAATGGAGCCGAGGCCCGTGCCACCAGCCAGGCCTTTGAATGCTTTGCCAAAGGTTAAGCTTGGCATAATTGTGGACAATACCGCGGCAAGTGCAGCCGTAACGCCTACGGCTACGGCCATTTGCGTAATGTAGTTTTTAAGCGCTTGGCCCAGTTCCTCAAAAAAGTTTGTACTGTTTACCATAGCCGCATTAAACGAGCTGGTGAAAATGTAGCCGAACTCGGCACCTATGGCGTTTAGCATAGCCATTTGCGCAGACGCTAACTCCATTTGGTCCTTGGCGCCCGCAATCATGCGGCCCATTTCGTCGTATGCCGGAATAACGCTACTACGCAAAACCATGTTTTGGTACACGAAGCCGTTAGTAAGCGGGGCAAGGCCCTTGGCGTCTAAATCAATTAGCGACTGTTTAGCCCCTGGCCATATATCGCCACTCGCGCGACCAATTTGGTAGTTGACTTTTTCAATCGCGTTGCGCAGCTCATAAAAGCGCTTACTGCCTACCTGCGTAGCGTCGTATTCCGTTTGTAGGTCCTTGAGCTTTTGGCGCAGGAATTCCAAGGTAACTACCGCGGCTTGCGCTTGCTGCGCTACCGGTGCCGCTCCCCCTGCTTTTGCTTGCGGCTGTACTAGCGCGCTGGGTTTGTTCGTGCCTAGAGCAATTTCTAGTTTATTTAAAGACCCTTTAGGGTTGGCTAGCTGGTTTAGCGTGTTGGTAAGCAGCTCAAGGAAACCCGACGCGGCTGGCGCAATGGCTTCGCCCAAAGACGTTTTAAAGTTTTGCCAGGTCGTGCTTAACCGCTTCATCTTGTCGGCGGCGGTATCTACCGCATCGCCCATTTTGCCAAGTTCCTCGCTTGCGATATCGCCCACGGCCTTGGCTACGTCGGCAATGCTTTGGGCTTCAATGGCTGCGCCGTGGAACTTTTCCTTTAGTCGCGTGGTGCTAATGCCAAGGTTGTCAAGGATAAGCGGCGACTTACGGCCAATACCCGTAACGATTGATTCCACCAGGTAGTCAACGCTTTGTCCGGTTTCTGCCGCACGACGCGACGCGAACTCCAGCAAGTTGGCCATTTGTTCAATGGGTATACCAAAGTTGCCGGCTTGGACGGTTACCTTCATAAGGTCCAAGTCCGTAACCAGGCCCCTGGTGGCCTTGCGCAGTTCTTCTAGCTGCATTTCGTTACCAAAGCGCGCAAAGCCCTTGCTAACGGTCTGCATTTGGCTACCCAGCTGTATGGCTTCGCTAGCAAATTGCTGGAGCTGTGCCCCGGCAAAGGCTAGGCCTATGGTCTGCCCTAGGTTTTCAAAAAGCCGCGACGTTTGTTTGAGCTTGGCATCCACTTGCTGAATACCACGCCGGAACTCGCTAGGGTCTAGCCCTAGGATTACCTTACTGGTTACGTCGTTCGCCATAGCTTCTCAATAATGCCCGTAGGCTGCTTTCTTTTTTCTCGTCTTCAAACTTGAGTAGGTCGGTTTCGTTTACTGTCTTCTTAACCGACTTTCCCGATATGTTAACCAGCACGGCAGCTAGCCAGCGCTGGCGTCGCCACTCGTCTTTTTCCCGTTCCAGTCCGTGCCTAAACACGGCCTCTAGTTGTGCCAGCGTTAAGGTTTTGGCCTCGCTTGGGGCCATACCCAAACGTCCCACCAGCTGACCCAGTACGTCTACTGGGCCGCCGGCTGGGAAAAAGGGCCGTTAAGCCGCTGGGTAAGTTCGGTAATATCCCAGGCCCCGGCCATAGCTTTGAACTCGTCAAAGCTTGGGCGCTCTGCTACGTCCCAAAATTCTTGGGCATATAACATACCGAGCATATCGGCCAGGCCTAGGTTACCTAAATCGGTAACGGTTTTACCCGTTACTTCTTCAAACAAAAGCGCTGCCCCCAGCGTAAACTTTTTCCCTTCCATCGCTTCTACTTATTAGTTGGTTCCTACGGTGAATGCTCCCGTACCGTTCAACGTGAACGTAACGGTTCCGTTGTCTTTGTCCGGTGCAGAAACTGAAAGCTGCGACAAAATAGCGTCGCCTTCTACCTTCGTTTCGCCAGTTACGGGCGTAACCGTTCCGGCCGTTACCTGCGTAATGCGAATCTTTACGATGTCGCCTACTTTGCTGTACAGCTCGTCTACGTTCCACTTGGCTGCGTCGTCGTCGCCGAGCAGCGTGGTGCCGCTAATCGTCCAGGTTTTGGCGCTGGTTACGTAGGTGCGGAAAATAGCCACGTCTTTGCTCGTGGTTTCGCGCGTGTCGG